GAACTGCAAAACTTTATATTGTATTCTTTATGTTGTATGGGTTCTGCTGCAGATGAATCATTCTTTGCCATGCTAACCTCATATCATCGAAATAGCGATTATGATAATGATTCTACGGATAGAAAATGGTTGTATGGATGGTCTAAAATAAAGTTTACTGGGAGTAGTGTTTCTCCCGAACCAGAAGACATTTTCAATATGCTTGGAACCGGGTGGACATTTGATAACTCTGAATCTTCTGGATCATACAGCAGCGCCTCTGATCTAAGCAGATTTGCCATAAATTTAAATGAAGTAGGAAACGTCGGTGGATCTACCACAACAGGTTCCGTGCTTTCTCCTGGTTGGGCAGCTACCAATAGCACATCTAGCAGCAGCTTCAATTATAGACCAATAGGTGCAAAGAGCAATATTACAAATTTTGTAACCGGCGATATAAAGCACATAGTAAAAATGTACAAAAAATCTTGGCAACAAATATTTGCAGAAAGTGGTTACACTGGACCAGTGGATCCAGCAGATGCGGGAAATATCTTGTATTATTTTACTGCCGAAAATATTGTTGATGGAGCTTGCACATGACAGCAAAACAAATAAAGGTATATCCTTATACCGTAGGCAAGGGGGCAATATACCCTTTAAGTTCCAGACATGAATACGAATGCGCAAATTCTGAAATAACAAGAGGGTTAACTGGAGCACCCTCAACTTTAGAAGCTTGTTTTAGCGCTTTTCCTCAGATACAGTCAATATCATATAGTTTGGGTATAACGAGCTCCAATTCCCTTTGGAGGGGCCCCAGTGGAGCCGGTGCCCCCTCCGGTACTTTGGTAATACGCGACCTCTTATCGGGGATAACGGGCCCGGAATGCGATGAAATTCAAAGTTCTCTTGGGCCTTCTTGGCTAGGGTGTTTGTGGGGTTCGCCACAAGCATCTTTTAGCTGCACATGCCCACAGGTAGGAGATAATTTTGAAGCATATCTAAAACATAGATTAAATGTCGCCACTTTTTGGAAAACCCCAATAACAGCCCCAGTCGAAAGAAGAAAATTTTTAGATGCCTTGAAATACCAAAGCAAGGTAGACCTAACTTTGGCAGGAGACTTTAAACTTAGCCCCGGTGATGTTCTTGAAATACAAGTTGACAGGGCATCTAGAACTCCGTACAACTCAAATTCTTCCATATTTTCTGGTTTGTATTTTGTTCTTTCGGTTAAACACGTAATAAACGCTGGTGGTACACACGAAATGGCTGTAACCGTAAGCCAGCTGCCAGATAAATAATTTAAATGAAAAATAAAGATTTTTCCATTTTACTTGAAAAAATACCTTCAACTGCAAATAAAACCGATGTTGCAGTTGTAACAGGGTATAATTCAATTGTACAAAAAATAACACATTTGTTTAATACAAACAAAGGCGAGTTACCTTCAGATAGCAATTTTGGTTCGGATTATTACATTTATCTTTTTGATCCTGTCGGGAACAAATCAAATCTTGAGGCAAACTTGGCAAACTACATTAGAGCATCTATCCCAGAGTTGAATAGTGCCAAGGTAATGCTTGAATCATACACAGAAACAAAAATAACATTTAATGTAAAATTTTCATACTTTGATGGTTTGGTAATGAAATCTAACATTCAATGTACCGTAGAGGTAACACCATAATGGCATACAATACAAAAGATCTAAATGTATCTTCGTTGGATTACACGGACATAGTTGAATCTCTTACTTCTTTTTTGGAAAAGCAACCAACGCTTACTAACATAGATTTCAGAAATACATCAAGTGCGGCAAATATGCTAATAAACATATTGGCAACAGCAACGGCATATAATGGGGTATATTCTTACTTTGGATTTAATGAGTCCTTTAAGACTTCTGCACAAAATATAGAATCTTTTGCTGGATTGGCATCCAATGAATCCATTCTTTTGACTTTTGCTCAATCAGCAACTTCTCAAATAACCATTAATGCAACTTCTGCCGTAGACGCATATACACCATTTACTGCTAAGGCTACCGATGGAACAAACATTCTTTTCTTCAATAAGGATGATATATCCGTGGGTACAAATAGCTATACTCTTTATTCTGGTACACAGGCGGTAACTTACACTAATTATGATTTTGATAAACAATATTGTACGCTTCCTATAAATGTTGATCCAAGAACAATCAGGTTTGTTTTGACCGACGTTATAAATGGAACACAAAAAGAGTTTATCAGAGTTGAGCGTGGAGAAGAGCCTGCTGTTTCTGGTTCTTATTTTACCGTAATAAACGGTGCAGATGGTTATATCGTGACCAATAATTTTGTAAACTCGTCTACCATTGATTTGAATAAAAAAGTAGAAATATTTGCAGTAATAACAAATGGAGACCTCGGAAACTCGGCGGAAATAAATCCACTCAGCTCAACTACTTTTATTTCACAGACAACCCCATCCGGTGGGTACAGTGCGCTTTCAGTTGAACGAGCAAGGTCACTTCTTCTATTTAATGGAAACGGTAGAAAAAGATGGGTAACTTTAAACGATCTTAAATATGCAATAATGTCATCGGGGATTTCAGGAACAGATGATATAGATTTAATTACTGTAGGCAATGACACGATTCCTGCCTCAGTAAAAGTATACGTGGATGGACTTTCTACGACAGGACAAACAGATCTCCTGTCATATCTTCAATCTACCGGACCAGCCGGTATTAATGTTACTTATAGTCTATGATTTTACTTTTTAACCATCTTCCGGTAACCGAAGCAGGAAAAATTTCCAAATTAATGGAAAAAGTTTTAGCTGCTTATGGATCAGAATTTTACAATGTGCAAGGAACTTTGTGGAAAGGCGACGATCTTACCGTTGAGTCGCTATTTCCCTCTTGGATTGTAAAACGTTATAATCAAGATCCAGAAAATGTTCTTGTGGTGACTATCATAAAAAACTATCTTCGTTGGCTGTTTAGTCTGGAATATGGATATGGAGCACAGCTAGATTGGGAAAACCTAAGAAGTCCAATTTCCGTAAATGAAAAGTTTTTGCAAGGAATTGCTGAAAGTTATTTCCCTGGTGCCGATTTTTCAGATGATTCGCTTTCAGATTCTCTGGAAAACATAAGATCTTTTTCAATAAAAGTTCAAAAATTGTATTTTGATGTAAAAGGAACACCACAGGGAATAAAGCACGCGCTAATAAATCTTTTGGGATACTCAAGAACAACGACAAAAGTATTTACCACATCTTCGGGCACCGTAACAATTAAAGCAAATATATTGGACAAACACAAACCCTTTATAGAAGAGCATTTGATTCCTGCGGGAGTAATTCCAGTTTACGAGAGTGTTTAATATGATTAAAAAAATGGTATTGTTTGCTGCTGCTGTTGCTTCAAGGGGAATAAAGAATAAAAAAATTGATATAAACAGCAAAAGACTCAGGGTTCTTTCTTGTTTTGGATTTAATGAAATTCCTAAATGCCCCAAATTAAATAAAAGCAAAACTTCAAATTATTATTATTGTGGAGGTTGTGGTTGCGGAGATAAGCCCCATACATGGCTATTGAAGGGTGAAAAGGAATACGCAAAGCTGGATTATCCCAGCCTTTCATGTCCGCTTAAAATGCCTGGTTTCACCAACTATGATCCCAATTACAGCGAGTTCAAAGAAAGAAGAGAGTTAATTGAAAATTTTAATCCAGAGGATTTGCAATTAATTCAAGTCACGATTGGTGAGTCTGAAGAAAAAGATCAAATAATTGATGAATTAAATAAAATAGTAAAAAATTCATAAATATTTGTATAATGGCACCAACCACACGACAACAATTTATAGACTATTGCTTTAGATCTCTGGGGGCACCTGTCGTCAATGTAAACGTAGATCCACAGCAGGCAGAGGATCGTTTAGATGAAGCTTTGGAATACATGTTTGAAAGGCATTTTGATTTCAATCAAAGAGCTTTATATGTCTATCCGGTAACCCAAACAGACATTCAAAACAAATTTATAGATACAACTCAACTTGGTGATGCATTGGGAGCACAGACAAAAACCTTGCCGGATGGTTCCACTGAAAAATGGCCAAAGGCAACAGACATAAGAACAATTACCAAGGTTTATGCTGCAGCACAGCAAGTTGGTGATTATATGTTTGATTTAAGATATCAAATGACTTTATTTGATTTCTTTGGACTTTATTACAATCAATCTGGCGTATCCACGGGTCCAATAGCTTCTTATATGGAAGCCATGAGTTACGTAAAACTGGTTAATGATGTGTTTAATTATCCGGTATCATATACTTACACAAGAACAACGGATAGATTGTTTTTAGATATAGAACACAGTAAAATGGAAGCCGGAAAATATATGCTAATTGAGGCTTACGTTCAAATTGATCCGGAAAAATACCAAAAGGTATGGAAAGACAGAGTATTTAAAAAATATTACACGGCACTCCTTAAAAAACAATGGGGCCAAAACTTGATAAAGTTTGCAAATGTTCCTTTGCCCGGTGGCGCTGTTTTAAATGCTCCGGCTATTTTGTCTGAAGCAAATAATGAGTTAAAAGAAATAGAAATGATGTTGACCAAGACACAAGAACTACCAGTGGATCCACTAATAGGCTAAAATGGCTATCAATCCTTATTTCTACAATAACGGAAACGAACAAAATTTGGTCGAGGACGTTACCATAGAAATAATAAAAGCAACTGGCCAAGATTGCCTTTACATTCCAAGAGAATATCTTCAGATAGACAAAATTTTTGGTGAAGATCCAGGAAGTTCCTTTACAAAGACATATCCAATAGAAATGTACTTGGTATCGTATAAGGGATTCGAAGGAACCGATATAATAACACAGTTTGGAATCGAAATCAAAGACAAAGTAAACTTGGTTGTTGCCAGAAAAAGATTTAAAGAAGAGATTACATACAGGAACACTTCAATAACAAGGCCAAGAGAAGGGGATTTAATCTTTTTCCCAACTTCAAAATCCTTGTTTGAAATAAACTTCGTTGAACATGAAAATCCATTTTATCCTCTTGGAAAATTATATTCTTATAGCATAACAGCAGAACTATTCACATACAGCTACGAGAAGATAGACACGAGCGTGGATTCTGTGGATACAGTTGCGGATGTTACCAAGGGCCTGTCTGGTGGTACTATAATTCCTAGAAACAATATAATTGGAACCACTGCTGGAATTAATGACGACATAGATGATGCGGCCATTCTCTTCAATGTAGACAAAAATGAACCTTGCTAAGGATAAAAAATGTTTGGACACTTTTATAACAAAAATTTAAGAAAAATGGTGGTTGGGTTTGGTTCGTTGTTCAATAACATATACGTTGAACACGCAAACCCCGATGATCAAAACAATCCACTGTCTATAAGAGTTCCCATAACATATGCACCACAGGAAAAATTTATAAGAAGGTATTTGGAGACATCATCCATAAATGATGGAACCAGAATAGAAAATCAACTTCCTCGCTTGAGTTACATAATGTCATCTGTTGCAGTTGACCCATCACGAAGACGCAACAAATCGAATATAACAAAAAACATGTCTGGTACCTCACCAAACTGCAATAATCCAGCAAGCTTTATAGAAGAAGAGGTTCCTGTAAATGTAAACTTTTCTCTTTTTATCTATACAAGACACATAGATGATACGTTACAGATTGTTGAGCAAATAATACCTTATTTTAACCCAGATCACATTATAACAATAAACATGAATAGTGCTCAAACAGATGTAAGAATTCCAATAACAATGATTTCAAACAATATAAGTGAGAGATTTGACGGAGACTTTGGAAATAGGCGGATAAATATTTCTAGTTTTAATTTTGTTGCTAAGTCTTACATTTTTGGACCAGTTACAACTAATACTGTTGTTGCGACAAGTGATTCTGGAATAACTTTAGATTTTGATTAATATGAATATAAATAAAAACTTAGCTAATTTTTTTAATGTTCCTGAGCCAAAAGAATTAAAAGCAAGTGATAAAAATTCTTCGGGTGGAACTTTTAATTCCAATAATTTTCAAAAAGACTATGAACTAGTACAAGAAAATTTAAAAGATTTAATTAATAACGGAAATATGGCGCTAGAGAGCGCATTAAAAGTGGCAACGGAATCCGACAGTCCAAGAGCATTTGAGGTGGTGGCAATTCTTTTGAAGACAATGGCAGATCTGAATAACAATGTTTTGGATGTCCACAAAAAGGCAAAGGATACGACATCTCAAAAAGTTGAAGTAAAGCAAACAAACAATTCGGTGTTTGTTGGTTCAACAAAAGATCTGCAAAACCTTTTAAATAAGGAAAGAAGCACAGAAAAAATTGATGTGGAAGTAGTGAATTCGGATGAGTCTAAACAATAAAAATCAAGGTTACAGAAACAATCCAAAATTAAAACCACCTGGCGTAGATATTCAGTACACCAAGGAAGAGTTGGATGAATATATCCGTTGCGCAAAAGATCCCGTTTATTTTTGTTCAAAGTACGTAAAAGTAAAAACTCTTGATAAAGGCATCATGCCCTTCAAGCTGTACGATTATCAAGAAAGATTTGTAAAGACGATACATGACAACAGATTTGTAATTTCAAAGTGGCCCAGACAATCTGGAAAATCTACTTCAGTAATTGGGTATATTACTCATTATGTGACTTTTAATCAATCAGTAAGCTGTGCTATTCTTGCAAACAAACTAAAAACAGCTAAAGATGAATTATTTGCAAAACTTCAGCTGGCTTACGAAAACTTACCACATTTTTTACAACAAGGCGTGGTAGAATGGAACAAGACATCATTTAAGCTTGAAAACGGCTCCAGAGTTGTCTGTGATGCAACGTCTTCGTCTGCAATTCGTGGTGGATCGTTTAACTTGCTTCTTTTGGACGAGTATGCATTCTTGCCTTCACATATTGCCGAAGAATTCTATTCATCTACTTATCCGACCATTTCAGCTGGTACAACTACAAAACTTATAATAGTATCCACACCAAATGGAATGAACCACTTTCATAAGTTGTGGGTAGATGCAAATAGGCCGGCTGGCCATAAATTAAAAAACAAATTTGTTCCTGTTGATGTGAGCTGGAGGGATGTTCCGATTACTCCAGGGGGCCCAAAAAGAGATGATGTATGGGCAGAAGAACAGATAGCCAATACAAGTCCCGAACAATTTGAACAGGAATATGGTTGCAGCTTTTTGGGCTCATCAAATACTCTCATATCTTCCACAAAGCTTAACGTGCTTGCACCAGAGGAATTTTTAAGTGAAAATGCTGAAGGCTTGAGAATATTTGAAGAACCAAAAAAAGAAGACATATACTTTTTGCTCGCAGATGTCTCTAGAGGACAGGGGTTGGATTATTCCGCATTCACGATTGTGGAGGGTTCAAAGACACCCTATAAAGTCGTTGCTACTTATAAAAACAATACCATAAGTCCTTTTAATTTTCCAAGTGTAATAAAAACTTCTGCTGAAAAATATAACAATGCATACGTATTGATCGAAACTAACGATCTTGGAGGTCAGGTTTCTCACGCACTGTATAACGATCTTGAATATGAAAATTTGCTAATGACTAAAGTTTTGGGAAGAAAGGGGCAAATTTTATCACAGGGCTTTGGAGGCGTAGGAAAAAACGAACTTGGATTGAGAACCACGGCCCAGACCAAAAAAATTGGTTGTGCTATATTAAAACGACTTGTAGAAGAAGATAAAATACTTTTAAATGATGAAAGAATAGTCCAAGAACTGTTTTCTTTTATTTCTCGATCAAATACATACAAAGCAGAAGAGGGTCATAATGATGATTTGGTAATGTGTTTGGTATTTTTTTCCTGGTTAAGCCGCCAAGATTA